AAAAACACAACATTAACCTAATAAACAATAATAAAGGCTTGGCAATCGTGGTAAATGAGAGTAATATAGAAGAACTTATAACCCTAATGAAAGGACTATAATGACAGAAACACAAGGCGCAGGAACAAAACCCATAACATCTGATATGGTAAATAGCCCATCTCACTACACAAAAGGTGGCATAGAAACATCAGATTACATCAAAGCAAAACTAACCACAGAGGAATATTGTGGTTATATCAAAGGCACTCTTATAGCATACGCTAGTCGTTTAGGTGACAAAGACGACCCTATTCAAGAAGCAGGCAAAATAGAATGGTATGCTAGAGACATTCAAGAATATCTAAAATCAAAAAAATAATCTAAATAAAACTGGTTTCAGTTTTTAAGGAGGGTCATTATGATAGACCAAGCATTGGCGTGTCTAGCCACAACCATATTTATGGAAAGTAGCATAGAACCACAACAAGCCCAAATTGCCGTAGGATATGTATTGATGAGACGAGCAGACTTTAATCCAAAGAATGTCTGCTATGAAATGAAACGACCATCTCAGTTCAGTTGGTATGGAAAAGTAAAGCCACCCGAACCGAATGAATTAAATCCTTACTATTATCAGCTCGCATGGCGTATAATGCACAAGCTAGAACCTGATTATAGTTATGGTGCTACATCGTTCCATGATACAAGTATATCTAAGCCAAAGTCGTGGTGGAAATTGCAACAAGCTATACAATGGTCTCATATAATATTTTATAAACAAGAGGCGACTAAATATGCAAGCAACTAAACCTGATGCTTGGGAATATAAAGAATATGACACAAATAATAATTTAAGGGCTAGACATGTATGGACTTTTCTACCTGACGACTTAAAGTATTTTTCTAATTTAAAAGATGTGCATCATATAGTTATTACACCCATGTATAAAAACGAAGCTCAATCTCAAGAGTATAACAAAGAGAATAAGTATAGCAGTAAGAAATTAGCAGAAGCATTTGGAGGATTATAATGGCAACACAACAAGTTCATAAAAGCAAACGACATGCCAATCCGTTTAAAACTAAGACAGGCAAAGATAGACTTAAGGCGTTGTCCATTAAAGTCTTACACGAAATGTTAGATAAGTTTAAAGAAGGTGGTAAAAAACGTGCCAAGATTGCAAAAGAAATTGTTCGACGAACACCTATTGAATAAGATACAACCTGTTATAGACGGCATAGTCATCGTGGCTATGCTTTATTTTTTTGGGGGATTGATTAAATGTCTTTACCTTTTACTCATGCTACTTTAGACGATGATGGAGAAATAATTAGAAAGTATAGATGGAGTCAAAAAGAAGCGAAATGGTTTACAGAAAATAATAAAGATGTTATAGTAATAAAACTAGATAAACCAATAGTAGTTAAAGAAAATTTATTTGAATTAGTAGGAGAGTGTTTATTTTGAGAGCTTATAAACGATTTACTGACCAAGAAATTATTAATAGTGCGTTAGAATATATGGCTAAGTTTCCTAATGCAGGCAGATACAAAGTTATACTAAATACATTAGGTAATGAAAGTAGAATTAGAGATTTAGAAAAACAAGGATTAGTTAAACTTCCTACACCTGAACCAAGAGGTAAAGCATGGCGTAGAAGTTTCACAATGTATAGTAAACCAATAGAAAGAGCAACTGCATGATGAACGACGAAGTAGATGTCGCTAACGAATATCTACAACAAATGATTGATACGGCAGTCACCAATGCCCATAATAAAGCTAAAACACCTGTTAACACAACAGGTAAATGTATATGGTGTGATGAACCTGTTAAGGATACTCGTCGTTGGTGTTCGGTAATATGTCGTGATGAATTTGCACGACACGCAAAAGACAAATAAGAATTTGCAGTAAACGCAAAGGGCGAAAGCACTTTTATATGTATGTTAAATTATTTAGACGGTATTTTTGCATTTATATAAACCGTGAGTAGCCCACCATTTTTAGGACAATATGAAACTCATAACCTTAGACTTTGAAACTTACTATGATGTAGGTTTTACCTTATCAAGCCTTACTACTGAAGAGTATATAAGGTCACCACAATTTCAAGTAATTGGAGTAGGAGTTAAAGTAAATGATGAAGAAACTAAATGGCATACTGGAACGCATCAAGAAATCAAAACTATACTCGACTCTTATGATATTCCTAACTCTGCCTTACTCTGTCATAACATGTTGTTTGACGGTGGTATTCTATCTTTTAGTTTTGGGATTGTTCCTTCTATGTATTTCGATACTCTCTGCATGGCTAGGGCTATACACGGCACTAATGCGGGCGGTTCATTAGCCACACTTGTAGAAAGATATAATTTAGGCACAAAAGGCACAGAAGTTATAGATGCTAAAGGTAAGCGACTAGAAAACTTTACGCCTGCTGAGTTAGATAGATACGGTGGTTATTGTAAGAATGACGTTGACTTAACCTATAAACTATTCCAAGTCTTAGCACCACAGTTTAATGAGAATGAAGTTAAACTTATTGATATAACTCTTCGCATGTATACCGAGCCTACACTTGAAGTAGACGATGCTTTACTTGTAGAACGATTAGAAGAAGTTAAGAACTTAAAAGCTGAATTACTTACAGGGTTGATGATACGCTTAGACTGTAAAACTACAGAAGAAGTCCGTGCTAAGTTAGCATCTAATAAACAATTTGCTGAGCTACTTATAGAGCTAGGCATAGACCCACCTATGAAAGTAAGTCCGACTACAAACAAAGATACCTATGCTTTAGCTAAGAATGATGTAGGGTTTATTGCATTGTCTGAGAGTGAAGATGTATTTATACAAGAACTATGTCGAGTAAGACTAGGCACTAAGTCTACACTTGAAGAGTCAAGGATAGAGAGATTTATAGATATTGGTAAACGCAATAAGGGTAAGCTACCTATTCCATTAAAGTATTACGGCGCACATACAGGCAGATGGTCAGGCTTAGACAAGGTTAACTTCCAAAACTTACCTGCACGAGATAAGAAAAAGAAAGCTCTAAAGAACGCCATCGTTCCACCTATGGGTTATAAGATTATTAACTGTGACTCTTCGCAGATTGAAGCTCGTGTCTTAGTATGGCTTGCAGGACAAGATGACATAGTCCAATGGTATAAAGATGGTCGAGATGTTTATTCCGAGTTTGCAAGTAAAGTTTATGAACGACCCATAACTAAGAAAGATACAGTTGAAAGGTTCGTAGGTAAGACTTGCACATTAGGACTAGGCTATGGCACAGGGTGGGCTAAGCTACAACATACACTAAAGACTCAACCACCTAATGCTAACTTATCAGATGATGAATGTCAAAGGCTTGTTAGAGTTTATAGAGAAGTTAATGATAAAGTTATTGATTTGTGGCGTGAATGTGACGATGCCTTACAGGATTTAGCTTCATGGAAACAAGGTAAAGAACCATACTACATCGGTAAACATAATGTATTACAAGTCACAGAAAAAGGAATTAGGCTACCCAACGGCTTATATATTTATTATCCAGGTCTTACATGGGATACATCAGAGTCTAAGAGTAAGTTTGTATACCGTGCTAGAAATGGGTTTACATCTATATGGGGTGGGTCTGTCGTTGAGAACGTCGTGCAGGCATTAGCTAGAATTATTGTAGGTGAACAGATGATAAGTATCAATGAGAAATATAAACCAGTATTAACAGTGCATGATGCAGTAGTTTGTGTGGCTAAAGATGATGATGTTGATAATGCAGTAAGATATATTACAGATGTAATGTCAACACCACCTGACTGGGCTAAAGGACTACCTGTGGCATGTGAAGCTAACTATGGAGACTCTTATGGCGACTGCTAAAAATGATATAACAGGAGATTGGATACAATCTAAACCTAATAGTGAAATGTTTGAAAAGAATTGGGATTTAATATTTGGTAAACAAAAAACAGTAGACCCATTACCAAAAGAAACACCACATAAAATATTAAGACCTGAACCTTCACGGATTGATGTAGTAGGACAGAATGGAAATGAAGGGTTACACTATGAATATGAACTTAATAAATCAACAGGCGAAGTCCAAAAGAAAGAAGATTAATGGCTAACTATACATGGTCTTATTCTGCCTTAAGTGAATATACAAAATGTCCTAAGAAGTATTATGAATTAAAAGTAGCTAAGAACTATGTATTTCAAGATACACCTCAGACTATATATGGTAAAGAAGTTCATAAGGCATTAGAAGATTATGTAAGAGATAAGATTGAACTAGCTAAAAATTACGAACGCTTTAAAGATGTTGTCGATGAATTAATTAAAATACCAGGAGACAAATACTGTGAATATGAAATGGCTCTTACGCGTGATAAAACGCCTTGTGCTTTCGATGCTGATAATCGTTGGGTTCGCGGAATTGTGGACTTGCTCATTGTGGATGGTGATACCGCTTTCATCATAGACTATAAAACAGGAAGTAATAGATACCCTGACCCTAAACAATTAAGGCTTATGGCTTTGATGACATATGCTCACTTCCCACAAGTGATTAAAATTAAGGCAGGTTTATTATTCCTAATGAAGAATAGTTTCTTACCCGAAGAGTATCATAGGTCTGGTATAGAAGCATCATGGAAACAGTTTGAACAACCGTTAGCAAGGCTAGATAACTCATATGATACAAACACTTGGATAGCAAACCCTTCTCCTCTATGTAAATATTGTCCAGTAAAAGATTGCGAGTTCCATAAAGAATAAGGTATAATACGCACATGCCTTACGTAAATAAACCACGTCCATATAAGAAAGAATATCAGCAACAGCTTGCTCGCGATGAAGAACCTCGTCGTGCAGAAAGACAACGTGCTAGACGTGCTTTAGATAAAAAATTACCTGACCGTAATCATAACGGCAAGGCAGATGCAAGAGAAGGAAAAGATGTAGCTCATAAAAAGGCATTAGATAAAGGCGGTTCTAACAAGAACGGTGTCTTCATTCAAAGTGCTTCCGCAAATAGGTCTTTCAAGCGTGACTCTAAAGGAAACTTAGTGTCAGAAATAAGCACGAAAGAACGTAAAAAAACTTCCAAACCAAAGAAAAAATAGTTGACATTTATTCTAGTTAGTCTAGAATAGCTATATGGAAATTATACAAAACACGGCTATTAAATTAACTGTGCCTGAACATATTGTTCCGCACATTACAGATAACATTGAGAAAAGCGAAGTTGTTGAACGTAAAGGCAACCTAGCAGAAGTCATGGTCTATTGGGGTGTCCAAGAAATGACACGCCTTAATCAGTTAATTGCATTCCGTAAGAACTTACCTTCGCCTATTGTACGAGATTATAATTGGCCAGGATTGTATAAACCCTTCGCACATCAACGAACAACTGCTGAATTTTTAAGCATACATCAAAGAGCCTTTTGTTTTAACGAAGCAGGCACAGGCAAAACATCATCAGTCATTTGGGCTATAGATTATCTAATGACGCAGAAAGAAGTTAAACGCGTTTTAATTATATGTCCGTTATCTATTATGTATTCTGCTTGGCAGGCTGACGTATTTAATACAGCTATGCATAGAACTGTCGGGGTTGCACATGGAACGGCAGATAAAAGAGAAAAGATTATTAAGGGTGAATATGAAATAGTTATTATTAACTACGATGGTGTAGGTGTAGTTCGTGAAGCTATTGAATCATCTAAGTTTGATTTAATTGTTATTGATGAAGCTAACGCTTATAAAACACCAAGCACGGCTCGTTGGAAAACCCTAGCTAAAATATTAAGACCTGAGACTCGTCTTTGGATGCTTACAGGAACTCCCGCATCGCAATCACCTGTTGATGCATATGGTCTAGCTAAGTTAGTAAGTCCACAAAGAGTGCCTAAATTTTCAGCAGCTTGGCGTGATAAGGTTATGTTTCAACAATCTAGATTTAAGTGGATACCTCGTACATCAGCGAAAGACGATGTGTTCAAAGCTCTACAACCTGCTATTAGGTTTTCAAAAGATGAATGCTTAGATTTACCTGATGTCATGTATCAAACAAGAGATATACCATTGACACCTCAAGTTGAGAAGTATTACAAAGCTTTGAAGAATGAAATGCTAATTCAAGCTGCGGGTGAACAGATTACGGCAGTAAATGCGGCAGCCAACTTAAATAAACTATTACAGATATCAGGTGGTGCAGTATATACCGATACAAAAGAAGTAGTTCAGTTTGATGTGTCACCACGTCTATCAGCGTTAGATGAAGTTATTGATGAGACTGAACAGAAAGTTATTGTGTTTGTGCCTTATAAACATACGATTGAATTGGTATCTAAACACTTATCAAAGAATAATATATCTAATGAAATTATTAACGGTGCAGTATCAGCAACAGATAGAGCAAGCATCATTAGTAGATTTCAAAC